GTTGTTTTGACGCCATCTTCTCCGTCGCTGAACGGAGACCCTCAAGCGTCGAGGTGAGGTCCTTCATGATCTGCCCGAGCCGCTCCTCGCTCGCCGCGGCCTTCATCGCCTCGTCGCGCTTCTCGGTATCGTCGGCGTGCGCGGTGGCCGCCGCCTGAATCTCGGTCTGCATCACCTTCACCGCGCCATCGAGCATCGCCTTCCAGCGCTGGAATGCCGCGTCGTCGCCGGCCTTCTTCGTCTCTACGCGCTCGCTCGCCTCGGCCTGGGCGATCTTCGACTGCTCGCCGGCCTTGAGCGTGACGATCTCCTCCTGCGCCTTGACGAGCTGCTCCTGGCACTCCTGCAACGCCTGCTTCACCTGCATGAGCTGGGCTGCGGCCTGCTGCTGCGCCACTGGCTTGCCCTCCTCGTCGCGCTCGATCGGCGGGATGATCGAATCGAGGTCGAGGTACTCGTCGAACCGGCGCAGCGTCTCGCGCAGTAGCTCCAGCGCGGCCTCGGCCATGTCGAAGTTGCCCTGCATGCGCAGTTCGGCCACCGCGGTCATCGTCTTCTCGACCACCGGCAGAAGCTGGCCCCACTGCTCACGCTCCTTCTGCTGGTTCGGCTTGCCGCTCGAGCCGGCGCGTACCTTCACCGTGACCATGCGGAAGATCGTCTCGACCGATTCCGGGTTCTCCGGCCACTGGGCGTCGGAGCCGGCGAGCTGCTGCGCCTCGGCCTTCGTCAGGTCGCGCAGCGCCACCTCTAGGGAGGCCTCGCCCATCTCCGAGAGCATGTCCTCGTGCGTGTCCCGGCGTTCCCCCACCCGCGACTGCATCGCCTCGGCCATGATCTCTGCCTCGGTCGCGGTCTTCGGCTTGATCAGGTTCGCCCGGCTCGCGTCCGACCGGCCCGACACCAGGTCCATATCGTTCCTGATCAGCGACACATCGTAGGCCGCGGGGTCGATCTTCGGGCCTTCGAGGTACATCACGTCTTGGCTGATCGGTTGCGCTGGGTTGCCCTCGACCGCGATCGTGTCCTTGTTCTTGCGATCGGTGATGTTCTTTACGTCGCCCTCGGTGAGGTTGCCCCCCTTGCGAACGATGACCACCGGCACGGCCTTCTCGCGCACATCGGCGTAGTTCTGCCGGGTGCGGTCGTACTCATCCTGCAGGCTCATGAGCAGCTCGACGTCCGACAGCGGCCGCCACTGCCCCTCGGTCAAGTTGAAGCCCAGAGCGTAGAACGGATACCAGCGCTGCGGGGCGAAGCGCGGCGCGTAGGGCTCGCGCAGCCACCGGTTCATGCCCTTGGCGGTGGTCCTCACGACGCCGTTTTCCTTGTCCCATACCTCGATGACGCAGATGAACTGCTCGTCGGCCGGGGTGTCGTCCACCTTCTGGTTGGCGTCGGCGCGCGGCCGCCCGTATCTGGTAGCCCCGTGCGGCTCCATCTCAAATTCAATGCGCGCTTTGCCGACGGTCATCCAGATCTTGTGCCCGAGGGCCCGGGCATCGACGTACTCGTCGAACTCGTCCACGTTGTCGTCGAGCACCAGGAAGTCCTCGGACTTCATCCGGTCGACCACGAAGCCCTTGTAGATGCGCACCTCGTTGCCGGAGGCGAGCGCCTTCAGGTTCGACTGCAGCAGGTCTCGCTTCTTCGCAAGCTCCGACGGGTCGTCGGTCTTCTTCAACTGCTGGATCAGCGCCTCGAGGCGCGCGAGATTGTCCTGCGTGTCCTCGATGCGGCGCACCGCGATCGCGTCGCCGCGGTACTCCCTCTGGTAGCCCACCTTCAGCACGCCGAAGCTGGTCACGCAGGCCGAGCGGATATTCGCCTTTGCCCGCTTCTTGAGCTTGCCCTCCTCGACCAGCATCTTGCGGATGACCTTCTCCGCGGTGGCGCAGAACTTCTTCACCTTGCCCAGCTCCGCCTCGCTCACTGCATCGGTGGGCGTCACCGCGATGGTGGGATTCCGTGCGTAGAGCTCCGGCATCATGGCCGCGATGGTCGCGTAGACCATGTTCGTGCGGCTCTTCTTCTCGTCCACGGTCTGCTCGCCGCGCTCGTAGCGGCGGAGCTTCTCCAGGCTCTCGCGCCACTTCTTCGAGAGCGCCGTGTCCTCGGCTCGCTCGACGCGCTTCAGCCAGTGCTGGACGACCGTCTGCTCGTCCTGCGTGGGCTCGAAGTTCGGCTTTCCCCGCTCGGCTGACTGCTTGGGTCCGGGCGCGTCGCGCTCGGTGCCGGCGCCGCCGGGCTGCGAACTGATCTCAGCCACGCGGGCAGTCCCAGCAGAGCACGGCACCGGACTGGGCGCCGCAGCAGACCTCGCGCTTCGGGTTCCTGTCGAGGGTGATCGCAATGAGCGGCGTGCTCGCCTTGTATGGCACGCCACGCGGCACCGGACCGTTGTAGGTCTCGACCCGCACGATCCGCGCCCAGGTATGCGGCAACGGGCAGCCGTGGATCCCCGTCACTTCGAGGAACTCAGCGCCTTGCACGCGCGGCCCCCACTTGTCGCGCTCACGGACTGTCGCGAACGGGTACGGGCCCGGGTTGTTGGCGAACTCCATCAGCGGCGGGTTCACGTAGCCCCCACCATGATCTTGCCCTCGCCGCCGAGCCTGTCGCTCACCTGGGCCTTGACTGGCGGGTAGATGAAGCGCGCCTTGCCGCGCGGCACGTCCGGGTGAGACCTCACCATCACGCCCTCGATCATTCCGATGGCCTCGCCATCGTGGTCAGGCCGCTGGTCCTGCTTCGCCACCTCGTGCGCGCTGCCTGCGAGCAGGTCCTGGTTCAAGTCCCGGCGGTCGTACTCCGACACCAGGATGAAGTTCGGGATGCGGTGACCGGCCTTGCGCCAGTCCTGCAGCAGGTTTCTCAGGCCCTCCACGGTGAGGCGCGGCTCGATCTGCGAGCCGACCCCACCTGGAAGGATGAGACGCTGCATCTACGCGAGCAGCACGCCGCCGGCGACGCCGGAGGTGTACGCCGAGCAGCGCATGGTCATGTAGCGCGCGAGGTCCAGTTCGAGCGCCATGACCTGGCCCGCGGTTGCCGCGGGAATCGCGATCTCGCCCGACTTCAGGGCGGAGACCAAGCCCGCCGTATCCACGCCGGCAAGGTCGTGGAAGAATCCCGCCGCTGAGACTCTGTCGGCCTTCTCGAACACCAGCGTGCCCACGAACACCGCGCCCGAGGGCTGGTTGATCATCGCGATCGCCGAGTGCCGCGGCAAGAACGGGGTCTGGTCGCACAGCACCGCGACCACTGCAGTGCCGGCGTAGTTGCCGCTCGCCGAGCTGCCGTCCATCGTGGCGGCGGTGGCGCCGACCGCGGAGACGGACCATTCACCGTTGCTGCCGACTTGGGTGGTGATACCCGCGATGGCGATGCGATCGCCGTTCTTCAGGCGGTGGCCCGCCGTGACGGTTGCGATCCAGGGGGTGGCGGCGGCGCCGGCGGTGATCAGGATGCCGCGCGCGGCGGACGAACAGGTGCCGAGACTACGTTGCTTGATGGACATGGCTTGCTCCTTCACCGAGATAGGCCCGGTGATCCCCGCAGGAAGATGGCGATCCTGCTGCGCCGCCAGCTCGCGCGGCCCGCTTGCCGCGATCGAACGGAAGCGAAACTACCTTTTATCGAGTTAATTACAAGCGAGGCGCTGGTGGCAGACCGTCGCGCGCCTCGATCTCGTCGAGCGTCCACACCTCCATCGCGCTGTCGATGCGCCGCGCGCACTCCATCATCGCGGCCGCTTCTTCACCGGTGAGCAGGGAGGCCTGCAGCTTCGCAAGGTGCATGCTCGCCATCGCGTAGGCGCTCAGGCGCTCCACCTCGGACAGCGCGCCGGTCGCGAGCGCCTGCAGACAGGAGCGGATGCCGGACATCTCCAGCGCACACTGGAAGGTGCGCTCGCCGAAGCGCTCGATCAACTCGGCGCGCAGCGCAGCCTGCTCCTGCAGCTCGGTCATGCCGCCCGCCTGCCCCTCGGCCCAGGCTTGGCCCCGAAACGCATTGGCGGGACGTAGGACGAGTAGTACGCCGCGAGCGGTGCCAGCAGGTACACCCTCGACCAGGCCAGCACTCCAGGCCTGCCTGCGCCTCTGGAGTGCGTGCCGCACGGCGCGCGTTGCTGCGGCAGAGCGACATGAAAGTGAAGCAGCCGCGTCCAGGCCTCCCGCGGCAGGCTCGTCTCCTCAAGCCGCTGGTCGTACTGCACCGGCCCGTGGCGATCAAGCGCCCTCGGCACTTCGACGTGCCTGACCTCACGAATGCCGATCACCCACGCCACGGTTTCTTGCCGAAGATGTGCTCGATCATCGACTTGAGCTTCGGGTCGGATGCGAGGTCCGGCTGGCCAGGGACGTGCGCGCCGCGCCGCCCGCCTACGTCGACGTGCATCATGCTCGCGTCCACCGGGCTCGCCACCACCACCGAGCGGTTCAGCTCGTCGAAGTAGTCCTTGGCGAGCTCAACCGAGTCGTTCAGCCCGTCCTTCGCCACCTTCAGCGCGTGCTCGAAGCCGCTGTCGGACTGGACCATGATGCACTCCCCGGCGAACAGGCACCCGGTGAAGCGGTTGCCGCGGACCGTCCCGTCGATCGAGAAGAAGTAGATGCGGTTCTTCGCGCCGCGCGCATCACCCGGCAGCCGGACCTCCTTCTCCAGGCGCGGCCTCACGTCCGTCATCTCGGCGAGTTGGTCCATGTTCAGCACCGCCCGGTTGCCCAGGTGCCCCAGCATCTGCCGGCGCGCCTGCTCGCCAGCTTTCAGCTCGAGCGGTGTCAGTCCAGCGGGCGCCGTGACAATCCTGGGATCTGCCGCCCCTTCCAGGCCTCGGTCATCAGCCATTCGCCTGTCCCTTTCTTCGGTAGGTGTGCAAAGCGCTGCTCTGGCTCGGGCAGCTTCCGCGGGCGCGACATGCACCCGTACCTGACGCCGTCACAAGGATGGTCTTCTCCGTCGGTATTGCTGGAGAGAATCCCGTTCGCGTAGAACAGGTGCGCGCCGTCAACCGTCAGGTTGTAGACCGGCGTTTTTTCTTCGCAACGCCCAACCGCAACGATACGAGCAGGTTCTGACCTCTTTGGTGCTGTGAGCCTTCGCCCTGAATTCAACACCGCATATTTCGCAGGCTTTGAGCTTGTACCCGCGCGCCTCGTAAACGGCCATGCAAGCAGCGCACCGAACTTGGCTAGGGTGTCTCGTAACGACAGGCCGGCCACAATCGCTGCACGCAAATGCGCGGTCGGCCGTTCGCTCAAGCATTTTCTTGGCGTTGTTCCTGAGCATCCGCTTCCAGGCTGGCGTCTGCCTGAGTTTCTTGAGTTGCTGCCCAAGCTTTCCCGCCAAGCGTTCTTTGAGGTGGTGCCGTTGATGCACGCCACGCTGGAGACACTGCAGATTGCTGATGTCGTTGTTGTCGTGATCCTCGTCTCGGTGGTGAATGTCGTACCCGTCAGGGATTGTCCCGCGCAGATCAATCCACTTCTGCCGATGCAAAGCGACCCCACCGCCGCCAGGATTGTAGTAACGGCGCCCCTCGTACCTTCGATAGACGATGCCACGATAAACAACAGTTTTTGCCATATGATCCTCTGCGTCGGAATCAAATGACATTTTAGCTCGTCAAGGCGCACAAGTCCTACACCTTCGACGTGTATTTTGTGTCTCGCTGTGCCACACAGGACGCGACCATCGGAAAGATCAACGCGAACTGTTTCGCTCGGCCCAGAGATGTACGACTTGAGCACCACGCGCGGCCCTATAGGGGTATTCACCCAATCCCCGGCGCCGATGGTCTCTATCGGCCGCTCCCCGGTAGGCGTGGCTATCATGGTGCCTGCGACCCAACAGTCCGCGTCCTCGAATTTCGACTCGACGTCGTCATGCTGGAGCGCCGCGAGCGTGCGGATCGCGTCCTCGCATGCGGTGGTGAAGAAGAGCATCGGCGGAGCTTGCTCGTCCGGCAGGTCGCCTCGAAGCCTGTAGCGCACCTGATTCCAGCCCGGAAGGCGTTGCCTGTCCGCGGGCCGAAGACGTAGCTTCTTGCCCTTCAGCGAGACCTTTCCACCGCGCTCGGCCAGGCTCGGCCCTCCGTCCTCGGAGAACATCGAGGTATCGACCACGTCGTAGCTGATGCCCTCGCCGTGCGATCTCTTGAGCACGCCAGCCGCCCACTCCTCGACCGGCCACTTCAGCCCGAGGTTCTGGCCTGGGCGCTTGGCGTCTTCGCCGTACCACTCCCGGTAGCACACCAGCGCGCCGGGCAGGAGCGTCACCGGCCGCCCGGTCGCGGTGCGCGCCTTCATCTCGCGCTGCACGATCACGAACCAGCCAGTCCAGAAGGGCCGCGCCGAGCCCCAGTCCGAGGCGGTGAAGCGTCTCCAGTCCGCGGGGAAGTCCAGCGGGTCGAGCACATGCCGGCCGCGCGAGAATTCGGGGAAGTAGGCGCCGGCGACCACATCCCAGTCGCCCTCCAGCCAGGCGCGCACCATTTCCGGGGAGCCTGACATCTGCAGATTCGCGATGTACTCGGGGCCCAGTAGGTTGTGGTCGGTGATCTTGCCGGGGATGAAGATGCGTTGCTTCATCACGGTCTCGCCAGTCCACGGGTTCACGAAGGGCTCCTCCAGCACCTTCCAGCCGAGCGGCGCCGGCGAGATGTAGCGCTTCTTCACCCAGCCGTGGCCAGGTCCGCCCGGGTTGCCGGTTGCACGAAAGCCCACCGGCACACCCTTGGTGCTGCGCAGCGTCGCCATCAGCTTCATGACGGGCGCCGGGTTCGCGAAGTTGCCGATCTCCTCCACGTAGACCCGCGTGTTGTTGTCGCCCTGGTAGTTCTCCGCGTGCGCATCGCGCTCGAGGTAGGCGAAGCGAAGTCTCGCGCCCTGCGGCGAGGTGATGACGTGCCCGGCCGGATGGAAGCCCAGCGGCACGTACAGGCGCTTGGCCCGCTCGAAGGTCTCCTTCAGCTGCTCCCGCGTGCGCCGCACCATCAGGCCGACCGCGTCCTCGCCATGCATGTCCGAGTGCGACAGCCAGTCCCCGAGCGTGCCCTCCGTCTTCAGCGAGCCGCGAGACCCTCCGTAGAAAATCTCGAACACCGGGCAGGTGATGTATGCGGCCTGCGGTGCGGAGCGCGGCGACCACGAGACTATTGCTTCGTCGGAGGCGCCGGGTGCGTCGGCGGCGGCGCGTACTTGGTCAGCCATTCGTCCGTGTTCTCTTCAGGGGGAGGGATGCGCGCCACGTAGCGGTAGCTCATGTCGCCCACCACCTGCGTCGGGATGATCTTGCCGAGCAGCGTCATGAAGGCCTGCGGGTGCTTCTTCGCCATGCGCTGCAGGTAGGCCTCGCCGCCCATCCTCTCCAGCGCGCCAAGGACCATCATCTTCACCGTCGAGGTGAGCTTGTTCGGCACGCCAGGCGGCCGACCAGGACCTGGCTTGCCGTGCCCTATCCGCGCGTTCTTGCGTGTTTTTTTATTCATGCCGTACTCACCTCGGTAACGAGCTTATCCATGCCCTGGTTATGCGAGGTCAGGTGCCAGCCTGGGCACTTGGGACATCTGTACACCCACAGCTTTTTCACGTTGCCCATCTCCTGAATCGTGGCGTGAGCTGTCGCCCGGGCAAGGGCTTCGTCGGAGAAGTAGCGCTTGTCCTTGCAGGTGTTGTCCGTGCGGTACTTGCGCGGCTTGCCTCGGTCGCGCCAGGAGTTGCGGTCGCGGGCGATCTGCGTGCTCATGAGCAATCCACGATGCGCGGGTCGCCACGCTTGCCCTTCGTCCATCCGTGCACCTCAATTTTCCATCCCGCCTCACGCAATCTTGGCGTGCTCTCGTGGTCGGCGATCTTGTTGACGCGCGAGGAGACGTTCGGCGCGCTCGTGCACTGCACAGCCAAGGTTTCCCCCACCCTCACTGCGAGCACGTCCACGATGCCGAACAAGTCCTGCCTCACCTTCGCCCATTGATTCCAGCGCTCGGTGATGACGGCGGTGTAGCCCATGCCGCGCAGGTACTTCAGCGTGCGCTGAGTGGGGCTCATCCCTGCGGCTCCAGCTCTTTCAGCACCACGCCCTGCTCTATCGCCCACGCCTCGGCGAAGTGGATCAGCTCCCGG